TATCGGTGCTGATGGTGATGCACATAGAGATACTCTTATGTCATTCATTACTAAAGATGCATTGCAAGATCTTGTATGGTTTAATACACGTGCATTAGGTTTAGCATCTGTCTATAAGGAAGAGTTAATCAAGTGAAGAATTGGATATTTGTAACAGGAGCCCCTGGATCACGATGGAGTGGTGTAGGGGATGAGCTTAGGTTTAATCACCATGCTGATATAACTGATTACACATCCGATAAAGAATACATGCATAGTAAATTCAGTGGTCATAAGGGAAACTATTATGGCCCTGGCATGCAGTATGGAAAATGGTTAGAAAAGAATAACAGTCTTGGTACGAAGGAGCAGTGGATTGAAGAGATCAATAACAGCTTCTCTGGACCAGAAGATCAAGTCAAAGTAATTATGTCACATCATTTTGCATACTACTTAGATGAGATCAAAAAAATGTTTCCAGAGAGTACGATCGTTGCATGTCTTCGTGACTGTGATGACTGTATGGAATGGTGGAAGAAAGCTGGTGGATGGGATATAACCTATCCGTCTTATGAATGGTATAAAGATGATATCAAAATGAAGCATGAGATATACTGGCAGAACAAAGCTATTATACACTGGGTACAAAAAAGAAGTGTTCAAGAGAACACACAATTAAGTAACAAACACAAAGACCTAAAGGTTTACGTGTATAAATAGAATTGAGTATGCCGAAAGGGTATTCATTTTATAACCTTGCTATAATATAGGAGGACAATTATGTCAAACTTAGCATTTAACTTCCCAAGGGATACGTTCCTTGGATTCGATCAACTTTTTGAAACACTATCAACAGTACCATTTAACGGAACTACCGAAACACGTAGCTCAGGGTACCCACCATATAATGTTATAAAAAAAGAAGATGGTCATTTTTTAATCGAGATCGCTGTTGCAGGATTCGGTAAAGATGACGTTGACCTAACTCTTGAGAAAGGAGTTTTAACTATCACAGGCAACAGGCCTACAAATAGTGTAGACAGAGAGTACGCACATCGTGGAATCTCTACAAGGGGATTTGAAAGAAAATTTACTATAGCTGACACCGTAAGTGTTATTGGTGCAGATATCGTAGATGGTATGCTTGTCATTGCTCTGGAGAATAATATTCCAGAAGAAGATAAGCCTCAAATCATTAAGTTAGGTAAACTCAATAAAGCAGCACAATTGCTGTTGGGTTAAAAACTAAGGAGCGTTATGGCATATTCAGAGAAGGTTTTAGATCACTACAATAATCCACGCAATGTGGGTAAGATGGATCCTAATGATCCAACAGTAGGCACTGGTATGGTAGGCGCTCCTGCTTGCGGCGATGTAATGCGTCTTCAAATAAAGATTGAAGATGGTGTATGCACAAATGCCGTATTTAAAACGTATGGCTGTGGATCAGCAATCGCTTCTAGTTCACTATTAACTGAATGGGTAAAGGGTAAGACAGTAACAGCAATTCAAGAAATTAAAAATACTGAAATTGTTGAAGAACTAAACTTGCCACCAGTTAAGATACACTGTAGTGTACTAGCAGAAGATGCAATCAAATCAGCAGTCAAAGACTATATTAATAAACAACCAAGGGAACATAGATAAATGAGTGATTATAAATTAATCCGACTTACGTCGGGCGAAGAGATATTAGTTGGAATAAAGAAGAGAGATGAAAAAACCACAACAGTAACAGACCCCGTTCTTTTAATACCAGATCCTGGATCTCAAGGTAGAATAAGCTTTGTACCATATTTGTCTTATTGTGAGATGGATGAATTAGTTATAAAGGAAGAACACATTATGTTTATATGTATTCCTGAAGCTGGTTTACTAGATAAATATGAAGACATGGTTGATGGTAAAATCAAACTGGCAATACCACCTCAACAGGAAATATTTACATAGAGGTATGTACTTTTAGTGGTATCATGATATAATGGTACCATGAATCAAACTTTCTATACAAGTGCCTTCCGTCATGGTAAGGTCATTAAATACATGGGTTATGAAGACGGTAAGAAAGTCTCCTTCACAGTCCCATTTAAACCTTCCTTATTCGTTACCAATAAAGGTAATAACAAACATGACTGGAATGCCTTAGATGGTAATCCCGTAGAGCCTATCCTCTTTGGCAGCATGGGTGAAGCCACTGACTTTGTTAAGGCATATAGTGATGTCCCTAATTTTAAAGTGTATGGCAATACTAATTATGTTGTGCAGTATCTTAATGAGCAGTTCCCTGGTGATATATCATGGGACCGTAATATCATTAATGTTACCTCACTAGATATAGAATGTAAGTTCGGCGATGGTTTCCCTGAGCCTTCCCTGGCTGATCAGGAAGTAACAGCAATCACAACTAAGAATAATATTGATGACACCTATTACACATTTGGCTGTGGTGATTATGATGTAGACAAAGCATTGATGCAAACACACACTGTTGTTTATGTTAAGTGTGCAGATGAGAGAGAACTGTTACACAAGTTTGTCTACCATATGAATGCTACATCACCTGATGTTATTACTGGTTGGAACGTAGAGTTCTTTGATATACCATACCTAGTCAATCGTATTGCTAAGATCAATGGCGAGATGACTATGAAGCGTTTGTCTCCATGGAAAATGGTTGATGAGCGTGAGACACACACCGGCTTTGGTCAATCTACAATCAAGTATGAATTAAAAGGTATTGCTATCTTAGATTATATGGCAATCTTTAAAAAGTTCGGTTACTCATATGGTCCACAAGAATCATATAAGCTTGATCATATTGCAAGTGTTGTACTCGGTGAGAAGAAGCTTGACTTCGGTGAAGCCTCTGACCTAAATGAATTACATCAGAATGACTATCAAAAGTTTATTGATTATAACATTAAAGACGTAGAACTAATTGACCGTATGGAAGATAAGCTTGGTCTTATTACCTTATGTCTAACTATGGCATATAAAGGTGGTGTTAACTATGAGCAAGTACTTGGTACTGTGGCTATATGGGACTCACTGATCTATAGAGACTTACATGGTAAACGTATTGCTGTGCCTATGAATTCAGAATCATTTAAAGGTGCATATCCCGGCGGTTATGTTAAAGAACCTCAAGTAGGTATGCATGACTGGGTATGTTCATTCGACCTCAACTCTCTATATCCTTCAATCATTATGCAATACAATATGTCTCCTGAGACTATATTAGTTGGTACTGATGAGCCAGGGGTTAATGTTGAAACAGTATTGTCTGGCACAGTAAAGAACACAATGCCTGATACTGCGTTAGCTGTTAATGGTGTTAGGTTCAGTACAAAGAAGCTCGGTGTATTACCAGCAATCATTCAAGAGATCTATAATGAACGTGTATTATATAAGAAGTCACAGCTTAAAGCTGAGCAAGAGTTAGAGCTTACTGCCACCAAGTCAGAAGTGTATGGCTTAGAGAAACGTATTGCTATTGCCAAGAACCAACAGATGGCATTAAAGATCCTACTAAACTCTTTGTATGGTGCAATGGGTAATAAATGGTTTAGATACTTTGACATGCGTATTGCTGAAGGTATCACTCTTACTGGTCAAGCGACTATTCGTTGGGCAGAGAATAACCTTAATGATTACTTAAACAAAGCATTAGGCACAAAGACAGATTATGTCGTTGCCATTGATACAGACTCGGTCTATGTTACCCTTAATGAATTCGTTAAACGTCTTGGACCAAAAAACCCTATTGACTTCCTTGATAAGATGTGTTCGACTGCACTTGAAGGTGCACTCACTGAATGCTATGATCGTCTATATCAATCCCTCGGTGGTATTCAAAACCATATGGTTATGGGTCGTGAGGTTATAGCTGATCGTGGTATATGGACAGCCAAGAAGAGATACATATTAAACGTGCATGACAATGAAGGTGTTCGTTATGCCAAACCTAAATTAAAGATCATGGGTATTGAGGCAATCAAATCATCCACCCCTGCTATATGTAGACAAGCATTGAAAGATATATTTAAGAGAATCATTGAGACTGATGAGGAGACTGTACAATCAGACATAGCAAACTTTAAGCTTGCGTTTAGTAAAGCATCTCCTGAGGCAGTTAGCTTCCCTCGTGGTGTGAATAACCTAAACAAGTGGACTGATAAAGAACTTGTATATAAGAAAGGTACACCTATCCATATTCGTGGAGCAATCCTCCATAACAATTTAGTTACTGATAAGAAGCTTGGTAGATCTATACAAAAGATCACCAGTGGTGACAAGGTCAAGTTCACATATCTTGTTAAGCCAAACCCTATTAAAGAGAATGTTATTGCTTTTATTGATTACATGCCAAAGCAATTCAATCTAGATAACTATGTAGATTATAATCTGCAGTTTGAAAAGACATTCTTAGGTGCCATCGAACCTGTATTAGAAGCAGTTGGATGGGAAAGTGAGAAGACAATATCATTAGAATCATTCTTTGTTTAGGTATGTACATTAAGCAAATGTGTGATATAATAGTATTACAAGTTAACAAAGGAGACGTATGAGTACAAATTGGGTAAGTGATATTAATTTAATGCATCAGAAATATGGTGTACATAAGTGGATTAAAACAGCAACACCATTCCAGCTTAAGAAGTTCATTGAGTTTAGATTAAACTTCATCAAGGAAGAGTATGATGAAACACGTGAAGCTATGGCTACAGAAGATGCTGAAGAGATCGTAGATGGTCTTATTGATTTATGTGTTGTTGCTATTGGCACATTAGATGCCATGGGTATTAATTCAATGCAAGCGTGGGATGCTGTGCTCGCTGCAAATATGGCAAAGGAAGTTGGCGTAAAAGAATCAAGACCAAATCCATTAGGTCTACCAGATCTAATTAAGCCAGAAGGATGGACAGCTCCATCACATGATGGTAACCATGGTGTTATACCTTCCAGCTTTGATTCTGCAATCTTTGATGCAAAGATGGAATGCAAGGTAGAAGGATTAGATGTAGACCCATCCGAAGTTAATTCTAATTGGAATTCACGTATGGATATCATTGGTCAAAATGGCAATGACGGTTTACATTATTCGAAGCTTGAACATCCTACTGAATATCAGGATGGTACTAAGATAGATTTTACACAAGACTCTGAGTTCTTACGAATTTCAGCTATTAATCATTTAGAAGAAGGGTGGGATACAGATGAAAGTAATTAAAGAAGATGTTACGTACGACATGTGGTTACAAATGTATAAAGATACAGATGTGGATAAGATCACTTTAGATGAACATACTAAATACTCACGATTATTTAAAGCCTGGAGAGCAGGCAATATAGAAAGAGTAACCGTTTAGTGAAAAGCCTTACATTATTTAAATCAGTTTTTGACAATAAGACTCATAAGCGTATAGACTGTACCTCTTACGCTGAGTTTGAAAAGTTATTATTTGATTTAGCAGACCAGCCCCGGAAAGATAAAAAGTCTGCACCGCTCATCTCCCCCGCTACGTATAAGCCCGATACGACACGAGCGAATGATAATGTAATTGGTTGGGCAGGTTGGTGCGCAGTAGATGTAGATGAACATATATTCGATGGTGATCTTGAGAAAGAATTACTTAATGCTTATGGATCATGGAATTATGTTGTCTACTCTACCGCCTCTTCCACTAAGGAACACCCTAAATTTAGAATAGTATTCCCACTCACTGATGATGTACCTAAAGATAAGATTAAACACTTTTGGTTTGCTCTGAATAAAACGTTAGGTGACATTGGTGATCCTCAAACAAAAGACTTGAGTCGTATGTATTATGTCCCTGGTCAATACAAAGGTGCATATAATTTTATACACCATAACTTTAGTGCTATAGATATGAATCCGTATGATATAATGGCTAAGCATGATTACGTTGAGAGACAAGGTACATTATTAGATAATCTACCACCAGCAATTAAGAAGGCTATGTTAAGTCATCGTAAGAATGAAATGACAAATACAACTATATCGTGGAACAATTATAAAGATTGTCCATTTGTTAATAAGAAAATGGTTAAAGAGTATAACTTGATAACCGATACTGGATGGTATACAAAGATGTATGGCATCATGGTCTCTATAGCGGGCAATGCGATACGTAAGAAGTATCCTATATCTGCTGCTGAGATCACCACATTATGTAAGGAGATAGATTATGAAAATGGAAACTGGTATAAGTCAAGACCATTCGACAAGGAGGCCGACCGTGCAATTGAATTCGTATACGGAAACCTTTAACCAAACCGATATAGACCCTAAGCGTTTATACGACAGGGCATTCAAAGAGTCTGAAAAGATTACTTGGAACCCTAACAATAGAACCAAACAAAGGATATTAGAAGACTGCATGATGGGTCAATGTGCTGAGTTGTATCTAATAGACAAGTGTGGATTCTCTGATAACCCTAATGGATTTATGGACGTATATGATCCAGTAGGAAATGAGATCGAAGTCAAGGTCACACGTGGTGAACATAATATAAAGTTTATGTTAGGTGATCTAATAGTTCGTAAAGTTGAATGGGGATATGATGTAGCTGATATAGTCTATACCTATCTCTATGATCCTAAATCAGGTGACTATACATTCTTAAATGATTATAAATTTAATGGTACAGAGTATGTACTTTCACACTAAACTATGTTATAATATACCTATACATTTAATACAGGAGTCACATGCAAAAAACATCTATATTAGTTCTGCAAGAATGCGCTGAGCTACAATCTAAAAAGTCAGAAGACTATCAAAATCCAAATTCACAAGTAAAACAAGCAATGCATTACCGTCGCGGTGTCGATTCTATACATGATACTATGCACGGCAAAATGCTTCGTGCTCAGTCTCTACTTGAATCCGGCCAAGCCAATAACTTTGAATCACTCGAAGACACATACAAAGATCTTATTAACTATGCATCTTTCGCTGTTGCTTATATACGTGGTGAAATGGAAGGCCAAGATCCTACACTCGATTACTTAAACAAACCTAAAAATCCTGTAGCTGCACATAATGCTGATTAAACCATATAGAGTACAAGATGTTCGTGATTACTTTATGGCTGCTAAACGCAATCCTTATTGCCAGACAACAGATAAGACAGGTGTTAAATGCCTTGAGCTTATAGGTGCATCGTTTCTTGCTGATGAACCAGCAATCTTTGGTGAACCAAACGTAGAGTATATCAATAGAGAGATTGAATGGTATCAGTCTCAGTCATTAAATATAAATGACATATACGGATCTGATCGTAGACCACCTGAAGCATGGAAATATGCAGCAAGTCCAGAAGGTATGATCAACTCTAACTATGGTTATCTTATATATAACAAAGACAATGGCTATCAATATGAGCATGTCTTAGAAGAATTAGATTCTAATCCTGATGGACGTAGAGCCACTATGATATATCAGAGACCAGAGATATGGGACCAATATGATCTTATGGGTATGTCTGACTTTATATGTACTAACTCAGTAGCTTATTATATACGCGATGGTAAATTAAATTGTTGTGTACAAATGAGATCTAATGATGTTGTGTATGGTTACAAGAATGATTATGCATGGCAATCGTTTGTATTAAATGAATTAGCAACTGACTTAGGATTAGAGATTGGCGATATGATATGGCAGGTACAGAACCTCCATGTATATGAAAAACACTTTGGCTTAATACAACCTATTAGTAATCGATGAATAAATGGCTTAACGAAGAAGCATTAGATGTGCTAGTTAATTATTATTATCCTAAAGCTGGATGGCTGCAGGATAATGTTAATTGGGGACCACTAGATTACGAAGGACCCGAAGCTAACTCTATTATAGATGATCCTTTATTACAGAAGATAGACATCTACGATTGTAAGACAAGGAATGCCGCTGGCTTTTCTAATGTATTACAAGACTTAACGTTTGGTTCTAAGACTCCTAAATGGAGATGGCAGAATGAATTTAGAAGAGGTATCAATACTGGTAATGATGACATCACATGGGGTTTATCCACATGGTTTTTTGTTATGATGTGTCATCGTATTACAGGTAGTGGTGCATCATTTGAGAATGATCACGGATATCGTAATAACATTATGCAATATTGGGGAACACAATTTGGTAAGCTTGGTATAAAAGACATGTGTGAAGACATGATCAAGATGAAAGAGCAAGGACCAATCTTTACTTCTATTGGTAACCAACCACCAGCACCTAAAAAAGGTTTTAGCAATGTAGACTTTATGACACAAGAATTACCTGAGCTAATGTTTAAATTTACCGATTGGTTATTGTATGAAGGTAAAGAAAAGAAAGGTCATAAAGAAATTGTAGACTTTTTAAATGAACATAATAAATCGGCAGGTCATAGGAAGTTTAACTTTCAATATGCAGCATTCTCTATGGATTGTTCAGACTATTATCCGGGTTCAGTAGATGAAGATTCACATACCTATTTAGGTAACAATGCAGTTCGTTGTATGAAGAAGTTATCCACAGGATATAAGCCAGATGAGTTCATGAATATATTAAGAGAACGTACAGGCGGTAGACCGAAAGATCTTGAAGATGTAATGTGTGACTTTGTAAGGTTTGGTCAGAACTATGTACCAAGAGGTAATGGCACATTTGACCACATTCCAAGTACTATAACTAATAACAGCGGTTGGGTTTCTGGTTGGAAACAAAGACAAGGAACACCTCCCGATACTAATACACTACCTATTTAATGCCACATAACAAACATGTAGAAGACGGGTTCAATATCGATGTCGGTATGATGCAACCAGATGAAGCTAAGAATTATTACTTAGATCTTGCAGGAGATTGGGAAGATCCTAATCCTCCACCACGTATTGTAATGCATGAAAGTATTCGTGTTGTACGTGATGATGACTTAGTTGGATCGAAGGTTCGTGGTGGTGATTGTTTAATGTCAAGTATCAAAGAAGATATTATTGTGTATGTTCAACCAAGAACTGGTTTAGCTGGTGTAAGTATATTAGATGTTGCGAAGAGACATAACAAAGCTGTACGTTTATTCATGCCATCATCTAAAAGAATATCATCTCACCAAGCATGTTGCATAGAGCAAGGAGCAGAAGCATCCTTCCATAGAATTGCAGCCATGCCTAACCTAAACCTAATTGCAAAGAAGTGGGCTGATCAGAATTCTAATGCATTCTTTATTCCCCTAGGACTGAAACACAAATTAGTTACAGCAGGTATGGTAAAGGTTGCCAGTAAGATTAAAGAACCTGATGTCGTATATGTTGCTACATCAACTGGTGTATTGACAAGATCATTACAGATAGCTTGGCCCAATGCCGAGTTTGTATCTGTAGCAGTAAGTAGAAATATGAAAGCAGGTGAATTAGGTAGAGCAAAGGTTATATCTGAGAGGAAAGCATTCACCGCTTCAGAGAGTAAAGAGAACCTACCACCATTTCCTAACATAGCAACATATGATGGTAAGGTATGGAAATTCATTCCTAAGTATTCTGGTAAAGATATACTATTTTGGAACGTAGGTAAAGAACCTACATTGATAGATGAAACATTATATGAAACAGATAGCTACAGAGATTGGGATAAGAACTTATGATCACAGGAACTTTTAGTAAGATACCACGTAAGAAGAATAGCCATGGATATGGTTGGGCACGTACGTGGGCAGAGAATTTAAATACTAGTATTAACCATGACAATGTTAAAGTTGAAAAGTTATACTTAGATCATGGAGTAAACTTCGGTGGATCTATTAATCTATTCGGTGGATTCAATGATAAACTTAAAGAACATATCGATAATTTTTTACTAGCCGATGAAGTCTATTCACTAGACATTCCTTGCCCTGAGTATGGAAACATGCTAGCTAAGAGAAAAGATGTCTTAGATAAAGACTGGTGCGCTCGAGTACAAGCTAAATGCAATGCGGCAAAAACATTAGTCTCCACAGATCTAGATACGGATTGGTTAACCATAGGTGATTCTCATACAGCAGCATTTGCTCCTGAGGGTAGTATGGTTGTAAAGACTAATGGTCTTACTCTTAACGGTCTGATTAAAAGCAATTTCCAATACGTACATGACCATATGGCTAAGTGCAATAACCTAGTAGGTATCACATTAGTCTTTGGCAATATAGATCTAAGACATCATCTATGCAGATTGAATATAGATCCAAGAGATATGTGGATAGATCTAAAAAGATTCGGTGATAGCTTGCCAATACCAGTTGAGTATGCAGTGCCATGGCCTATAGAATTTGAAGGTAGAAAATTACCTAAGACAGGTTACTATAAACACCAACCATTTTGGGGTACACGATACGAAAGAGTAATGATGTTAGACAGAATTGAAGAGACCATGGACATGGTAGGCATGAATAAGATTATGTATCCAGAAGAATGGAAATGCATGGATCCTGAGACTTATGCTAAAGATAAAATGGAGAACATGTCATCAGTACATATCTCTCCACAATGTTATAGACGAAAAGAATTTGGTGAGGGGTATGTACTTCCCATCTAAATGTGATATAATAGATGTATAAATTACAAAAGGAGTATGAATGGGTATAATGGATAAGCTTCAGAAGAATTCCAGGATTAAAGAGACTGCGGTTCTCTCTAAGTCTAAATTGTTTTCTGACAAAGATATGGTAACCACACCGGTACCAATGATTAACGTTGCACTATCTGGTGACCCAGACGGAGGTCTGACTTCAGGACTAACAGTATTAGCAGGACCATCGAAGCACTTTAAGACTTCATTTGGTTTGTTAATGGCAGCAGCATACTTAGACAAGTATGAAGATGCTGTATTGTTATTCTATGATTCAGAGTTTGGTAGCCCGCAACAATACTTTAAGTCGTTCGGTATTGATACTGCACGAGTTCTACATAGTCCAATAACTAATGTTGAAGAATTAAAGTTTGATCTAATTAATCAATTAGAGAATATTGAACGTAAAGATAAAGTCATTATTATGATCGACTCTATTGGTAACCTTGCATCTATTAAAGAATTAACTGATGCTATGAATGAAAAGTCTGTGGCAGATATGTCAAGAGCAAAAGCCCTTAAAGGTTTATTTAGAATGACCACTCCATATTTAACTATGCGAGACATTCCATTACTTGCTGTTAACCATACCTATCAAGAGATTGGCTTATTCCCTAAGGCTATCGTATCAGGTGGTACAGGTATCTATTACTCAAGTGATAATATATGGATCATCGGTCGTCAGCAAGAGAAGAAAGGCACTGAGATCATGGGTTATAACTTCGTGATCAATGTAGAAAAATCTAGATTCGTTCGTGAGAAGTCTAAGATCCCTATTAGTGTTACATGGGAAGGTGGTATTGAAACATATTCAGGCTTATTAGATGTAGCAATAGAAGGTGGATATGTTGTGAAGCCTACAATTGGTTGGTACTCAAAGGTTGATAAGAAGACTGGTGAGATAGAAGATGCTAAAGTTCGTGCAAAGGAAACACTTAAGGAATCATTTTGGAAACCTATCTTTGCTAACACAGACTTTAAACAATATCTTATAAGTAAGTATGAAGTCGGTCATGCCGATATGATTAAATCAGAACCTAGTGAGGTCGAACTTGCAGATTGAAACATTAATCTTACGCAACCTAATGCTTAATGAGGATTACACTAGAACTGTAATTCCTCATTTAAAGCTTATATACTTTGAAGAACCCTATCGTGCAGTATTCTCTGAGATAGTTGACTTCGTTAATAAGTTTAATAAGCTACCTAGTTCAGATGCTTTAAGTATTGAACTACGAAATAATCCTAAGGTAACATCTGATTCATTAGCTCTTATTCCTGAAATAAGTGTTATGGATAAAGAACAGACTATGCCATGGCTTATCGAACACACAGAGAAGTGGTGTCAAGATAGAGCAATCTATTTGGCTATCATGGATTCAATTAATATTATTGAAGGTAAGCATGAGACTTTAAGTAAGAACGCTTTACCTGAAGTATTAAGTGAAGCTTTGTCTGTTAACTTTGATGTACGAGTTGGCCATGACTATGTAGATGATTCTGATTCTCGTTATGATTTCTATCATAGAGCTGAAGAGCATTTACCATTTGACTTAGAGATGTTTAATAAGATCACTAAAGGTGGTTTAGTAAACAAATCTCTTAATGTTGCCCTTGCAGGTACAGGTGTAGGTAAATCCCTATTCATGTGTCATGTAGCAGCGGGTGCTCTAACTCAGATGAAAAATGTCCTATATATAACTATGGAGATGGCAGAAGAAAGGATAGCAGAACGTATAGATGCTAACCTAATGAATGTGCCTATTGACCAGTTAGAGAATTTATCTAAAGATATGTTTGATAAGAAGATGCATAAGCTCACTGACAAAGGTGTTGGTAAACTTATTGTAAAGGAATATCCTACAGGTGCAGCAAATGCGAATAGCTTTAGAGCATTATTGAAAGAGCTTCAAATCAAGAGAGACTTTAAACCTGATTTGATCTGTATAGACTACTTGAATATATGTTCAAGTGCACGTATGAAAGCTATGGGTGGTTCTATTAATTCATATATTATGGTCAAGGCAATTGCAGAAGAGTTACGTGGGTTAGCGGTAGAGTTTAATCTACCAGTTCTAACAGCAACTCAAACCACGAGAGGTGGATTTGCCAACTCTGATGTAGGCTTAGAAGATACAAGTGAGTCATTTGGTCTACCAGCAACTGCTGACTTAATGTTTGCTCTTATAGCAACAGAGGAGTTAGATAACCTTAATCAGATAATGATCAAGCAGTTAAAGAATAGATACAATGATCCAACAGGAGCAAACAAGAAGTTTGTATTAGGAATTGACAGGGCTAAGATGAGACTGTATGATGTAGAGGATACGGCCCAAACTCTCAACGTACGAGATGAGCCAGTAAAAGTATCACCAAGGTACGACACAGTAGGAGAAGGATTTAATTATGAATGAGCTAAAACCATATATCTCTAGAATGTTGAATAAGGAACATATGATGAGTATGTCTAAAAAGCAATTAGAGAAGATGGCCCGCAAAGAAGGCCTAGAGTTAGATCGACGTGAGAAGAAAGAATCTCTCGTTGAAGAAATACTATCCCTGTAATGGGTAGGATGCATGGCAAAGCGT